GAATGGTCTTGTAAAGGTAACTGTATAAGTTCCAGTTCCACTTGTTAAATCGTTTCCACTTTGAATAGTATCTTGAACGTCAATCGTTACACTTAATGCACTTACAACTGGAGTAGAAGCCAAATCATTAGAAGTCATAAATAGTTTAAATTTAAAATATCTAGCAGTGTAATCACCAACTACAAAATTTCTAAATGAAGTATAAGTTACATTATCAGCAGATGTAGCAATTTCTAAATGAGCATTACAGTTAGCAGGAGAATCTCCATCAAAATTAGAAGCACCATCATCAAAGTTTCCAGTTTCAGAATCAAAAAGATTATCTATATTATCAACAGTTTGTGTAAGAGAAGCAGTTACACGAACAGTGTAACTTCCGCCAATGTCAATAGGAGAAGTAAATTCATAATAACCTTCAGGATATAAGTCATAAGTAGTTACACCAGCATCAAATAAAGCAGTACCAGAATCAAATAATCCAACAGCAGAATCAAAAATTTCAGTAGAGTCTAATCTTAAAGCACCACTATCAACATAGACATTAGTTTTAGTTCCTGAGAATGTAGGAGATTCAGTTTGAGTTACAACAGCATTAAAGTTTCCAATCTGAAGTATGTTAGTAGAAATAATGGCTTCATTAGATGAGAAGTTTCCATTTTTATCTACAGCTTTAATTAGGTAGCTTCCAATTCTAGCCGGAACTGTAACTGAAGTAGCTGGTCTTGCAACTTTTTCAACAAGTGAAACTGAGTTCTGCCATTCAGCACCAGTTGTTAATGTACTAAATCTAATTTGATAATAAGCTAAATCTAAATCTGGTATTTGTGTCCAAGACAAGTGAGCATCACGACCAATAATGTTACAAGAAAAATCTTCTACGTTAGCAGGTGGTAATAATCCACCAACAATAGTTCTTGATGCAGAAGTGTATGTAGAAGAAACTCCTAAAGTGTTAAATGCTTTTACTCTTACATTATAAATATCTCCATCAACTACGTTTAATATTCTTTGAGTTAATCCTTTTCCTTGTCCATGAATTAAATAATCAGTTTCAGTAGATCGTTTATATTCAACTTGATAGTAGTCCACAAAACTATCTGGTGATGCACCAATCGTTACATCTAAAGCAGTAATAACAACTCCGTCTGAGTATTCAATTAATTGGTCATCTAAAGTAACTGAAGCTGGTGCAGAAACACTATTTGGATTTGGTAATGTAGTATCAGCTATTGTTGGTGCTTGTGCTTTAGAACTCCAAGTATAGAAGTTGTCTTGATGTTCAATAAGTTTTAATGAAACTGTTGAATCTGTATTTATACTTAAACCATAAACTCTAAATAATTTAGAACTAAATCCACCAGTAGAATAAGTTAAATCAACTAAGTCTCCAATAGTTAGATTAAGTGCTTCTGAAGTACAATTTACTTCTACAGCTAAAGCATTTCTTGATCTTCTTAATACAATCTCGCAAAGTTCTTCTGCTTGATATGGATTTGTAATTCCTTGAAAACTAAAATTACCTTCTAAATTAGTTCCATTATCTTCAGCTAATAAAGTTGCGTATCTATCTCCAACAGGTAAACCAGAATCATCAGCAGGTGGGAATGATACTGTATCTTCTTGCCACTCTTTATCAGGATTAACAAATGTACCTATAACTCGGTTATATTTAGTATTCTTTTTCTCACCAAATATTTTAATACCACCAATAATATTATCTGTTGTTAAACTTAATTGTGAAGTTCCAGTATTCTCAATAATTAAAAAGTATTTACCTTGTGTATAGGTAAATATTGCTCTCATTGGATTTAATAATTCTCTTACATTGTCTATTAATTTTTGTTCAGTATCTAAAACTATATTTGTTTCAAATAAGTTAATATTACTTCCACTAGTATAAGGTGTTACTTGAGTTTCGCATAATGTTGCAGAACTTTTAAATGAATCGTAATTTGTTTCAAATGCAGAATTTGGTAAACCTTTTCCATATCTACTATTTCTTAAATAATCTAAAAGACATAAAGATGAATTGGGAGAATAAGTCCAAGTAGATGCTGTATCTTCTCTATGAGAACCAGAACCACCTTTAGTTGAATCTAATCTTGGGTCATAAATCTTTTTACCTTTAAGAACTACTTTTACTTCAGGTAAAGAATTAAAAGCATCTTGATTCCAAGTAAATTTAAAAGCAAGATAAGCAACACCAGATAATTTATGATTGCTACCCCAATTTGTGCTTTCATCAAGTAAAGAAGAAACTGATTGATTATCTAAACCATAAAAAGATTGAACTGATATTAAACTAGCACCATCTTTATAATAATTAGTATCTGAACTATTAACTGTTCTAACTGTACCATCTGTTAATGAACCAGACCAAGTTACAAGTTTATCATTAATATAAATTTCTTCTATTGATTCAATTCCGTTACCACCACCTTCACAAAGCACTCCTGCCATATAAAGATATTGGTTATCTGTTCCTGATGATTCTACAAATACCCTTGATATACCTATTTGTCTTTTTCCGTAAATAACTGGAATAGCAGTATTGTTAGATGCTTTATTAACTAAGATACCTTGTGCTTGTTGTTGCTCAGGTACATTTGGTTTTTTAGGTTTTGGTGCGAGTACCCAAGATATAGCTGTAGTTACAACTAATTGTATGACTGCTGTTGTGATTGGATCAAAACCCATTAGATATGAAACTCCCTTTTAAATTTCATAGATCGTCTGTAGATAGTTGAGTCATCAGCTATCCTTAACCATTTTAAAGGTTGATCTACTTCTAGTAAATTTCTAAAGTATTGTTTAGTCCAAGACATAATCTCTCTTAAATTACTTTTAGCAACTGTTTCAATATGCCAAATATTGTTTCCTGATTTCCATTCGTTAGCTTTTAGTTTCCCAGTTGTCATAAATCTTTTTTCTACTTCATCACTTAAATATGCCCAATTAGTAAAACCCACAACTTCTCCATTAACTTGGTGCAATTGATATTGTTCTAAATTAAAAGAAGGCAATATTGCATTTACTAAATCTTGGTATTTCATTTTATCGTATCTTGGGAACTGCCTATATAGATGTATAATTTTATATAAATCAGTTATGCCTTGCCCCATTTAATATCCTTTGCTGTTTGTGAAGCATAATCAAATCCGACATCAGTTGGGAAATGTAATGCTTGAGAGTTTGTATTAGTTTTTCTTCCTTTAACCTTATCAAAATCTGCCCAATGTGAAGCAATAGAAATACTTACTACTGAATTTGTATCATCTTCTTCAATACTTAGGTTTTCAATTCTTCCATCAAATAAAAGAAATGGATAATTAACTAATGCTTGGTTCTCATCTAAAAAACCTCTATATACCCATGCTCTCTTATCCATATAATCATTGTTAAGAAATAATGAGATAATAGTTTGATCTGCACCACCGAATTTTACTACTAAGTTACTTACTGATACTTCTGAAGATTCTGCTGATTCTGAACTTCCTAAAAATAAAGATGATGAAACATAAGTATTGCCATCAAATGTTATGCTTTTATAATGATCTGTATAATATGAACCTGTGCTTACTCCTAGATAAACAAGTTCTACTGGATTAAGTTTATTAGTTGCTAATTCTGTTATTAAAGAAGCATTGAGTGATCTAGGCATTACAATACCTCTATAAGATCAACTTCGTATTGAAAATAGTTTTCTGTGCCTACTCTAAATTCTTGTACATCATTAGTTAAGCCAACAGTAAAATCTACATTGTTATAAATGATTATTGCATTATCAGCAACAGCAGTTCTTAATGGTGGTTCAAATGTTAATGTTCCTTGACCAGAACCATTAGAAGATACATCTGCAACAATCATGTAAACTTTATTTTGTCCAGTAAATCTAAAAAAGTCTCCTGCTTTAAATACTCCTGTTGTGCTATTTGCCATACCATCTATTGAGCAAGAAGTAGCACCAGCACTTACAGCACCATTAACTAATATAACTCCTGAAGCAACTCCATTAGATGAAGCCATTGTAGCAGGTGTGTATTGGAATGATTCTAATTGTGATCTTTGTTTCATTATGAAAGCTATAATAGGTGCAAATTCTGTTCTAGTCATAACTGGAAATGACAATGTCAGTTTAAATCTTTGTCCATCAATTTGTCTTGCTTGTCGTCTGCCAGATACAGTTGTTGAAACGATAGTATTTTGTTGTGAAGTTATTGCAACTCCTTTTGTTTTTGGTGATGAAGGAAAAGTGCCACTCATTATACTAAACTAGATTTTCCTTTCGCATTTAAAGCTTGGTTCATAATGTTTACAATAGTTGATCTATTATTTAATAGCAATTCTTTTACTCCTCGTACATCTGTTGCAACGATTGTAAAATTATAGTTGTTTGAATTTGTTGTTAAATCTTGATTTGGTATAATAGTTCCATCTGTTTTAGGAACAAATAATTCTCTACCACGTTCTCCAACTGTTATTGGCACACCACCTTTTACATCTCCACCTTCAGCAAAAGAACCCATAATACCAGTTATATCTCCACCGCCACCAAAAAGATTTCCTAAAGATGAAAATATACTTCCACCAGCATTACTTCCCATTGAGTTGTAAAATGCTATTGCTTTTGTGATTGCTAATTTAGATAATAAAATAGCTACTTCTTTTATTTGTGCAGAAATAATTTCAATTAAAATAGTTTGTGCTACACCTTTTAAAGTTGTTTGTAATGATTTTCCTAATACTATTGATTCAGCAATACCTCTTGAAAAATCTCCTATTGCCTTAACCATTCCTTCAGCAATGTTATCTGATAATGTTTTTGAAGTAGAAACTAATATTCCAAATTTTTTAGCTATTTCATCTAAAAATGTAAGTTCTTGTTTTTTTGATTCTGGTGGTGTTATAGCATATTCTTGATTTACATTTTGATTGGCTACAACAGGAACTTCTAGTGGTTGTCCAGTTATAAGTGATTTGAATTGTTTATATTTTTGAATACCAATATCTAATACATTAGTAAATTTAGTCCAAGAACCAACAACATATGTTTGTATTGTTTCTCCTAATCCTACAAATAAATCTGTTACTGGTTTTAGCAATTCTTTTAGTTCGGTAAATAAATCAATAGCAAATCTTAATGTTTTATTTGCACCATCAAGAAATATATTTAATCCTTGAATAGAAGCATTAAGAATATCTCCTATAATTATTGCTACTGGTTTTGCTGTTTCTAATATTTTTCCTAAATTGCTAAATAGTTCTACTAAAGACTTTTGAAATTCTCCACCAATGATAGCTTCAAAATCTAAAAACTTTTTATTTAAAATTGATTGTGCGATAGATAAATCGTTGATTTTTTTTGCTGTTGTTCCACCATATAGATCATTAAAAGATTGTGTTAATGTATCTAAGATTAATGTTGCATTTTTAGAATTGGAAGCAAAATTTGCTATCTGTTCTCTAACCAAACCTAGTTTCTTTTCTAATATTGTAAATACAGGAATACCACTACTAGCTAACTGATTTAAAGATTGTATATTTAGTCCACCTTCTGTTGATTTAGCAAATAATCTTGTTAAATCAGTTAATGTTTCTAATGGTCTAGAAGTTCTGTTAGCTGTGTCAATAAATGTAGATAAAAGTTTTTCAGTTGGATTAATTCCTGAATTATATAATGTTATAAATGAATCTGATAATTGGTTTATGTCAAACTGACTTCTTTTAGATAAATCATTTAATAATCTAAATGCTTCTGAACCAGAATTTGTTGAACCAGTTAATGTAGATAAGGTTGTTTTTAAATCTTGAAATCTTGATGTTGTATCAACTATGCTTTTTACTGTTACTCCACCAATATAAGCTGTAACTGCAACAATAGCATTTTTAAATGTTAAGAATGAATTTGCTAGACTGTTTGTAGAACCACCTAAGTTATTTACTTCTTTTTTGACATTGCTTAAAGCTTTTGAAGCATTATCTATTGCGTCAATTCTTATGTTTAACTGCTGATCTGCCATGTTCTAGTTTCTCTTTATCTGCCTTCACTTTAAAGTAAGCTATCCAATAATGAAATTCGTCTTGAGTCATCAAAAGAACTTCTTCCATACTTTTTTTTAATTCATGACCCAGAGCAAGTACAGTATATAACTCAGGATCAAATCTTACTTTTTTTCAGCTTCCTCGTAAGAAACACCATTCAACATTTCTGTTGCTACTCTAGCTATAACATTTGCATCAGCATTATTCAATAATGTTAGCTTGTCATCTAGCTTAAATATTTTATTTCCTTCTCCATCTTTAGCTTTAAGAACGATAGCATCTACTAATACTCCAAGATCATCATTCTTAGCACCTTTGAAAAGATTTCTTTTTTCACCTAATGTAAATGGTGAACAATATATTATTAAAGGTTTGCCTTCCTCACCCCATTCGGCTACCTCTATTTTTTTAACACCTTGTTGTTCAAAATGTGCCTTCACTCTATCTATTAC